TTTTGCTTCCCAGTCTTTTCTTTCCTTAAAAACCTCGCCTGTTTCCTTGTGTCTGTAAGTCTCTTCTACTGTCGCTAAATATGTATCCATTAGTCTATTTTCTCCTTTAATATATTTAAATAACTTATTGCTACATCAAACGAATCTGTTGTGCTAGATTGTACTGTAAATGGTGTACCACCTACTACAATCATTGGCTGGGTCAATAATTCTTTAGTTGTATTAGCTGTCAATTGTGCTGATTTTATAGCTGTAATGCTATTATTTAAAACTGTCACTGTTGGTGTGCCAGCAGATGTAACAAGTAATGATTTAATTATATATGTTTCATTGACTGTAGGATTGCCAGCTCCAAATGGAACTAATGCACTTCCTGCTGTGCTGTTATCTATACCTACAAATAAATATTGGTTTACTACTGCCATTATTCTAAAAAGAAACTTTTAGCTTCTATCTCCTGTTTAACTTCATCTTGGAAAGATGAGTTTAATTTTGTAATTACTGCGTCTAAATCTCTAACCAACGATTGTAAGTTAGTTTGATTGTATTCTGGTTCAGCTCTAGTTAATGATTGTACAATTTTTGCCATTATAATAAACTTGCTAGTCCTCCGTATGCAAACGCTCTGCTATATTTAAAACCTACACTAGGGTCATTAAAATTAGTGTTAGCATAAGCACTTAAGTTACCTTTATTATAACTTAAACCTAAATTTTTATTACCTTCCATGTCTGCATTAAATCCTATTTGATAAGGACCTTGATCGTATGTAAAATCTAAACCTAAATTTTTATTTAATACATTGTCAGCATTTAAAACAGCTTGAAGTCTTCCTTTGTCTGATATTAATGCTTCAAGACCATATGGAATTTCATAGTCACCTACTGATTTTGTTACAGTTGAGATATCTACAGGGTTATTAACCACTGTCACTGGTGGGTTATTATTTTCGCCATCATTATTACCACCACCAAACTGTGTATCAGAACCATCACTAGGGTTAGTGCCACCTTCTCCTCCAGTATCTCCTGGTCCTGGAGTACTGGTACTAGTAACAAAATCATCTGATGATGCATCTGATCCACCACCTTGAAAACCTATTCTACCACCATAAAAATATCCGGCTCTACCACCATTCGCATACATTAAACCACCATCTTTTCTAGGAGAACCATATCTTCCTCCGGGGACACCACCCATGTCTTGTACTTGACCACCTGTAACACCTCCTCCTTGATCTGTGTTACCAGCTTCAAAAGCCATACCTGGTCCTGTGTAGTTATCAATACCTGTTTGACTATCTTGTGGATCTGATTGATACGTTGTGTCTTGAACTAAATTACCCCCTAATCTAATTTTACCTTCTAAATCCAAGGCTTCCTTGTCTGTATTAAAAATAGCTGTAGATTCTAAAAGTTGTTTTTTTTGCCAACCAGTTAAATCATCTTCGTCTATATCTTTTAATTTGTCATAAATTTCTAATTGATTAGATATGTAATTTTTTGCTTGAAAATTTTTACCTGTTAAAGTTTTGTATCCACCAGGTGTCTTAAATAACATATCACTCGATGCTAATGCATCATAAGCTCCTTTTTTAGAATCACTTAATCCTGCTATACCATAATTAGGGCCGCCATCTCCACCACTCATACCAAGAAGTTTTGGAATAGCTGTAAAAGGATTTAAGATTCCTGCAGTTGTTATTGCAGCTTGTGCCCAGTCGGGAAGACCTGTCATTTTTTGTTTAGCGTTATTCATTAACCTAGATAAAAACCCTCTTTTATCTTCTGCTTCTTTAAAAGCATCTTCAGAATAATCCATGCTAGGTTCATAATCTTCTTGACCCGGCATTCTTCCCATTGCATCTGCTAATTCATTTTGAGTTCCAGGAAAATAATCTGATGTATACATTCCAGCTGGAGCAGTTCCACCTGCTTGACTTAACTTGTCATAGGCTGCAAAAGAATCAGGGCCTTCTCTTCTAACTGTATCAATATAACTGTTTCCAAAAACAGGACTAACTGCTGTCCCTTCTCCAAACATATTTCCTGCTGGATTAAAATTATTTCCAGCATTTGTAAATGGTATACCGCCACCACCGCCACCACCACCGCCGCCGTCGCCACTGTCATCGGTTGTTGGTATTTGAAAAGGATTTTGTAAATATTTTTGTTGTGGAATATATTTAAAACCTGCGTCTCGTATCTCCTGGTCAGTAGCCATTACCTTCTTCCTCCTGGGTGTATATCTAATCTAAATGTCCCTAGTTTCCAATCTTCACCAGTAGTTATGTTAGCAACTTCTAATGCAATTTGTCTAGCTCTTACTCTTACATCTTTTTTAGTTGTAGTAGAATCACATGTAAAACTATTGGTAACTTCACTACTGTTTGGGTATAATCTTGATTTAAATTTAATTGCAGTGTTACCTGTTTGTGAAATAAAATCTGGTATAAATCTACTAATTCTCATAATATACTCACCGTCTCCTCTAATGTCTGGCATACCTACAGTAGCCCCCGTGTTACTTCTTTTCTGTGTAATGTCAAAATCACCAGATTTAATTGACCCAATAATAGCTGTAGTAACACCACCAGCATTAATTTGATCTGTTCCAATTTCTTGGTTGTAATATATACTAAGTCCGTCCGTATTGCCAACAACATCTGATGATGCATTGTCTGAAGCGGTATAATATGTTGCATGAGGTCTGTCAAAAACTGCTGAGTCTTGCCAAGCAGCTCTGTTTAAAGTACCTGTTGTCCATATAGGACGTTTAGGTGATGAGTCTAAATAATTATAAGTAACTACTCTGTTGATTTGATCTGATGCGGCCGTGCAATAAAACCAACTTACTTCACCAAACAAATTATTTAATCCAGCATTAATAAGGTCTCTAGATGTAGCATTTATATCATCGTAGACATGGTCTTCTACAAGACAAGGCATAGATCTTAATTGACCATCGTATTGGAAGAAGCCATTTTCTGACATCCAATAAGCTGTACCATCTACTTCTATACAAGCATTTTTACCAAACAATCCACAGTTAGTTCCCACTTGTTCAAACGAGAATGTGAACGGTTGACCAACAAATTTCATTAAAAACAATGCGGTATCGGTCCAAACATAAATAGCATCTCTACCTATTATAGCTCCCATGATTTTAGAACCATCAGCAAGTCTTTGTGTACCTGCAGTATTATTTGCCCTTACTGTATATGAATCAGTTTGATCAATACTTTCTTGAGAAGAAAAACGTATAAACATATCATCTTTAGTTGTTGATGTTCCAACGGTTGTTTCTGTTCCAAAAAATACTAAGTGTCTGTCTGGTGTAGATACTAAAACGTGACGTGATGCAGTCGGAGCGTTTGCTAATACAGTTGCTCTTGTTGATGTTGGGTTGGCTGCAGATGCATCCCATTTAAAACATTTACCGTTGTAAATAAGAGCAATTAAAGTTGTACCATAGTTATCTAAAATCCATAACCCTGGATCAATAGTAAGGTCACTATTGTTTGGATCTCCCCAACCAGTAAAACTAGAAATATTTGTGACTGTATCACCACCGCTGTGTGTTGATTTTGTTGTACCATTTACACCTCTCGCACCACCGCTTAATGTATTTGTACCTGTATTATTATTTGTAAAACTTATATCTTCACCACCTATTCTAATTTCACCTGCAGATGGAAACGCTGCTGAGTTAGCAAGAACAATAGTTGTTGTCGTAGTGTCTGTTAATGCTGTGGATAAAGTTGTTGTTGCTGCTCCTGGAGAAGTACCTGACCATAAACCTGTACCCCAACCAAGTCCCCCAAGTTGTTGTGCTGGTCCAACAGATTCATAAATTAAAACTGATGCAGATCCTGCAGTGCTTAAAGGTGTGCCTGTTTCATTAGACGCCATTGTAATAGTAAAAGTAGTAGAAGTTGGAACAGATGTTACCATAAATTTAACGTCTTCAAAAGTTGCATTTGTAAACGTTGAACCACTTAACCCACCTACACTATCAAATAAAACAATATCATCATCCGTTAAACCATGGCCTGAACCAACGGTTACTGTGACTGTTGGACTACTAGATGTGCTTGTAAAGTTAGCTCCTGTAATTGTAGTTCTTATAGGATGTATGTCGTAATATGTACCACCCGAATAAACATATAAAATTCTGTTAGTTCCTATAGCCGCGTATTTAATTCCAGCATTGTCGTCCCAATGATGAACAGCTCTAGCAGCACCTGTTAAATTAGTAGAACCTAATTGTTGCCAACCACCTATTTTTTCCGGAGAACCATATCTAAAACGAACATTGTCGCCATCAAACCATTGTCCCTCGGCCCCGGTCTCTGTAACCTGTTTGTTGAACCCTGGTGCAAAACCTAATTTTTGTAACATATAACTCCATTTATGTATTCCTTATTGGTGGAACACCTAACATTGGCCTTCTGTCGAACCTATTTTTTTCAGCAAAAGGACCATTTACATGATTATAATGAAGAAACACTTGTCCGCAAGTAGTTCCTTCAAAAGGTTCTCTCCAATGTTCTAATTCACATCCACTATATACCAGCATATCGCCTACTTCAAGCAAGACTTTTGTGCCCTTTGGAGCGTTAGGTTTATGTATATTTTTGTATTCA